GCAGGACCAATTACAGGGTCTAATGCAGAGAAATGGAAAGCATTCTATGCAATGGCACAAAATGCTGGAGCAAAATACCCAGAGTTGGTTGCAGCACAATTTGCATTGGAATCAGATTGGGGTACAGCACTATCAGCTCAAAATAATTTCTTTGGAATCAAAGCAACAAAAAATGAATCAGCAACTCTTTCCAAAACACAAGAAGTTTATGGTGGCGTGACTGTAAACACTGCTGGTAGATTTAAGAATTTTGCGACACCACAAGATGCTGTCAATCATTTAGTTACACAATGGTACAAGGATTACAAGAGTTATCGTGGCGTCAATAATGCTGCAAGTGCTTTTGCTGCAGCAGATATGTTGAGAGCAGAGGGTTATGCTACTGATCCACGATATTCATTTAAGTTAAAAAGATTACTCAATCAGTATGCAGGAGTAGTTGGATCTTCGCGTGACATACAAACTTTGATGTCACAACAAACCACCACTAATAACAATATACAAACTCAAAATGCTTCCATGACAAATGCTGGAGCAGGATCAAAACTTGCTGGCGAACTTGGAAGATTCTTGGATTCTAAAGGATTGGGTGGATGGGGATCTGGCGTCCATCAACACCCAGAACACCCACCATGGCCCCCAGAGTCTGGTCACAGAGTTAATTCACTACACTATCGTTCTCAAGGTGCAAGAGCGATTGACATTGGTGGATATGGTCCAAACCTATTCAGAAGAAAAGTTGGTGCTGGAGTTGATGATCAAACTCAAATTATCGCAGCAGTAAGAGAGTTTAATGCACAGAAAGGAGTAAAACCTGTAGAGTTCGCCCATGAAGGTAATGAACCAAGAGGACATGCTGACCACGTTCACGTTGCATATGCTAGAGGTGGTCAGACTTTAGGTTATCCTCACAGAGCAACACTGGGTGAGAGAGGAAGAGAAGTCGTTGTTGATACTGATAGTTCTATCTACAGACCGATTAAAAATATGTTACTTGCAATCAACCAAGCAAGCACATATGCTGGTGTGTTAGGTGCTATCGCAGACTATGCACCATATGAAGATATATTTGGACCACAGATGGTATTTGTACAACAACCAAGTGGTTCTCAATCATATGGTCAGTCATCTGCTGGTTCTGCTGCACTCATACCAATTCCTGTGGGAGACATGAACAGACCGATGGACATCCTTTACAAAGGTGCTTAAATAAGATAGGAGAAATAAGACATGGCAGACACAGGAACATCAAAGAAGGCAGAATCTTCTTTCATTACCAAAGCAGAGATAACGTCTAACAAAGACAAAAATAAAGTAGTGAGTTTACTTGGTGGTACATCAGCACCAGGTCCACGCTTGGAAAAACTCATGTATTATGAAAGCATTCTGCAAGACACAGTGAAAGCAGAAGTGATCTTTGATGATACTGGTGGTGCTGTTGATAATAAGTCTGCGATTGAAGGACTTCCTATTGTTGGAACAGAGGAAGTTAATCTAGCATTTGAGGATAATAATCAGAACAAAATCAAAGTAAAATTATATGTGAACAAAGTCACTCCAGTGTATGAAGACACACGGAAGACCAGAGTTCAACTCAATATGGTATCTGAAGAGTTCATAAAAAATGAAGAAGCAGACTCAAGGGTCAACTTCAGACTTGATGGAAAGATATCAGATCATATCAGTAAGATACTGAAGTCATCACTGAAGACCAAAAAGAAACTTGATATCGAAGAGACAAGTAATAATTATAATTTTATTGGAAACAATCGCAAACCATATTATGTTCTGAACTGGTTATCAAAAGCATCTATCTCTGGTAAAGATAGTAAGAAAGGATCAAGTGCTGGGTTCTTTTTCTTTGAGACTTCAGAGGGATTCAAGTTCAAGTCCATTGATGGATTATTTGCACAAGAGAAAAAGAAATCATTCCTGTTCAATGATTCTAGTGACAAGGATGGAAAAGTTCCCGCAGGATACAGTGGGAAGGTTCTTCAGCATCAAGCAGACAACAATATCAATGTCCAAGAAAAATTTCAGATGGGTGCATATGGAACAAGATTAGTTGTCTTTGATCCATTTAACTGCTATTATGAGGTGATCAAACAAACTGCGGAGGAAACAAAGAAAGGGACAAAGTTAGGAGGAAAGGACTTACCAAAGTTCAATGATAAGTTTAAGACTGATTTTACCAGAACAACTTATATGTTGGTTGACACTGGAACTCTTCCTTCTGGGAACACACAACAACAAATAAGTAAATCAACAGAACAAAACTTTGACTCAAAGAATGTTCTGAATCAAGCAATTCGTCGCTATAATCAAATGTTTGCTGGAATGCAAACAATCACCATCAATGGAGACTTTAGTTTACATGCTGGTGATGTAATTTTCCTGGACACTCCTGGATTAAGACCAGAAAAGAATGATGAAGTTAACAGGGAACAAGGTGGTCTATATATTATAGCAGACTTATGTCACTACATTTCTCAAAAAGAAACGTATACAAAATTGAATCTCGTCAGAGATTCTTTTGGAAGAAAAGGAAATCACACAACTAAAGCACCATTATGACGGACAGAAGCATTCAACAACACATTAATGATGACAAAGATTTGCTGGAGAATGGAACATTGTCTCCACAAATGCGTCGTCATGTAGCAGATGAACTGGATCACCTCGAACAGTATCAGGCAAAGCACCCTGATGAAGACCATGATCCAACACCTTTAGAAATGTATTGTGATTCGCACCCAGATGCATCAGAGTGCAGAATCTACGAGGACTGATCTGAATGGAAGGCGGTGCTCTCTTTAATCCTGGTTTTTTAGGTGGCAATTTTCTGTGGTGGGTTGGTCAAGTTGCCGATGATTCCACCTGGCGAGAAAATGTAATTGAGAGCAAGCACCAAAGTTCGAGTGATAATTCTGGTTGGGGATACAGGTATAAGGTAAGAATCATCGGTCTACATGACAAGGATGAGTCTTCCATACCATCTGACCAACTCCCCTGGGCTCAAGTTATGTACCCCATCACTGCTGGTGGTGGACAAGGTGGATCTTATCAAACTCCCGCAATCAAGCAGGGTATGTTTGTGTTTGGATTCTTCCTTGATGGACAGGATCAACAAGTTCCCGTCATCATGGGAGTTCTTGGTGCTAATGCACAAATTCCAAAAACAACTCAAACAGCACTATCTGGTGGATCTAACTTTGTATCCCAGAGTGGTCATGCTAATTCTGGGTCTGATCCAACCAAAAAAGTTGGTGATAATGACCTTGTAACAGAGAGACCATCTGGTACAAGTCCCAGTGGACAACCAACTGGTGGGAATAATCCTGCCAATCCACCAACACCTAATGCTGCACCAACAAAAGAAAGTCCTGCTGCAACTCACCAAGAGACAGCAGCAGATAAAAGAAAGGATGAGGTATTAAAAAGAAAGCACTATCTTTGGTGTCCAGATCCCAAGAAAAAGAGTCCTATGAAAGGGATTCAGAATACCATTGAAGAGGTTATCAAAAAAATACAAAAGATACAACAAGCAATACAAGATTATGTTGCCGCAATTCAATCTGATATTAATGTTGTCAATAGTCTGATCAATCAAGTTAATGATATTGCTTCTCTAATAAAAGATGCTTCTTGTGAAATTGCAAAGTTCTTAAAAACATTATTCAGTCTTGTCCAAGATTTTATAACAGACCTCTACTCCAAAGTATTAAAACCACTCCTTAAGAATGCACCACCAACTATCAAAATTGAGATACTTGATAAGTTGATCAAAGGTTTGGAAATTATTGATTGTATCTTTAATAAGATCGGTCTTTCTCTCTGTGATTCTGCAGAGGCAGCACTCAAAAATTCTTTCGCAAGAAGAAGTGCACAATCTCCACCACCTGCAGATGCTCAACCATTCCTTACTGACCAATTCAGAGATATTCCTTGGTTCCCAAATGAAGGATACTATAACCCAACACCAATGTGTTATGTTGAGGAGTTAGTCGGAGAAATTCTTGGAGAAAACTTAAACGATATCATCCAAGGATTTGATGCTGCGGTTCTTCCTGTAGTAAAAGACATTCAGAATTCACTAGATGGATTGGGAACGAATGAGGGAACATCGGCAGCTGGTTCTGCAGGAACTCCAGGGACTTCTGGAGGAGGTGGAGGAATTCCAAATATTCCAAACCTCCCCAGTATTCCAAATCTTGGTGCTCTTGGTGCTCTTGGTGGAGGTGGGTTTGATATTAGTGCAGCATTAAGTTTCATTAGTGCTATTACTGGAATCTTCTCTTGCGATATTCTTCCGAAATGTTCACCAAATGAAACTCATACCCTACAAGAAGGTGGAAGTGGTAAACCAAGCACTGATGAACCTAGCAATGTAGGAGTTGCAAAAGCAGCACAAGCAAAAGCAGCGAATGGTGCAGCAGCATCAGATCCAATAGGAGAAGGATTAGATCAACCTGTTACTGATTCAGAGAGACAAGCAGTAAGAGAAGGTAGGATAGAAGGAGGAGGAACAATAGAATGAAAATAGTACCACCATCCAGAGACCTCATCACGGTAGGATACATCAGTAAGACGGAAGGTTACATCTCTGGTCTTACGATTGAAGATGCGAATGAATATGAGAAGGCAAACCCAAAGACAACATATGTGTTTGTTGATGCAGATGCAAACATTAGATATTTGAACATTGAACAGGTCAATCAACTAACAACAGCAAGTCTGGAGAGAACACCAAATTGTGATACTGGTCCCAAACCTTGCGGTCCACCAAGAATTAACTTCTATGGCGGCGGTGGGATTGGTGCGAAAGCAAACCCAATTGTTGATGTTAATGGTGTTATTCTTGCTGTTGATATTATTGATGGGGGATATGGATATACTACATCACCTGGAGTTCAAGCAATAGATGATTGTGATAATGGAAGTGGTGCAGTTTTAGAACCAAGAATGGAAAATGGAAGAGTTGTAGATGTAATTGTGTTAGATGGTGGAAGAGGATACTTACCACCAGGACAAACAGTTCCACAATATCCTGCTCGCATCTGTATAAAAGAAATTCTTGTCACAAATCCAGGAATCAATTATAATTGTGGTGTAGATGAATTAGTTGTAACACCAAGTAATGGTGCAAAACTTACATATCAATGCGATACCTTCGGTAGAATTAGATCTGTAACTATTGTCAATAAAGGATGTTATACAGAACTTCCAAATATATCAATGAGATCAACAACGGGTGTCAATGCATCTTTTGTTCCATTATTTGAGGTAACCAGAGATCCACAGATACCAGAAGAACCACCTGCTGTTGGTGTTGTTCAGGTATATGACCTTGTTGGTTTTACTCGTCAAGGTTATGTGGATGGAAGAGAGTACTATGGAAATGTCTTTTTTGATGCTGGAATTAAATATGCTGGCAACAGAAATACAGGAATCAGAGTTTATGAAACAAGAGCACAAAGCATTGGTGCAGCACCAGTAGAGGTCACAACTACACCAATCACTACATTACCTTCAACATCAACAACTACATTGACCACTACATCACCTTTCCCATCACCAGGTGGAGGTGGATCACCTGCGCCATCCCCATCACCTTTCCCATCACCAGGTGGAGGTGGATCCTCTTCCCCAGCACCAGCACCTGCACCAGCACCTGCACCTGCGCCAGCACCCGCACCACCGCCAGCACCTGCGCCAGCACCACCGCCATCTGGAGGAGGTGGTGGAGGAGGATATGGCTACTAGAAAAATTAATTACCGTCACATAGAATAAATAGTATGATTGGAAAAAGAACAAATTATCGATTGCGTTAAAAGATAATGGCAGAAAAAAGAAATTGGTGGACTCAAACTATAAGTGCCATGAATGGTGCTTTATCTTTTGGTAAGTTGAGTCCAAAGGGAGATGTTACATCAAGTGTTGATCTACAAGGACTTGATGGCAGACACTTTGTTGATCTGACTGAAGATGGTGTCCGTAAAGGATGGACAACCATGAATGCTCCTGGTGCTATCCAAATCAATGCAGGTGAGGACTTAAAGAAAGAGCAAGATGCTGTATTCATGAATGCCGAAAATGGTGACGTGATTATTCGTGCAAGAAATGGAAAGGTTAGAATAGAAGGACTTGATGTGGAGATTTCTGCCACAGGAACAAGTGGAGAAGGATTTGTTATTGTTGGTGCAAATGAAGACGTAAAGGTTGACGGTAAAAATATCACACTGAATGGAAAGAACTCTCTTAAGTTGATGTCAACTGGAGTTCTTGTTTTAGATGGAAAGTTGGGGATGCAGATACTTTCTACAATGTGCTATGGCGCAAGTTCATCATCAGATAATAGAAAAAAACCAGGACAAATTAAGTAAGGAGGAATTATGGCATTTCAATTTGACGAGACTCATGTATATGATGGACAACTTCTTGTTGGTCCAGAGAATAAAATACCAACTGCTTTAGGTGTTGCAGCAACAAAGATTAAGGGATCTGGGTATGTTCAGGGCCCTTTGTTGGTTGGTTCTGACAAAGAGTTTCCCACACCATATGCTACGGTGATGATTACTCCACCAGCACATGATGGTCTCCCAGCAATTGTTCCTGGTGCGTTATGCAAAGGAGTGAATAATCCATATTCACTCTCTGTTTCTGGATCATCGGCATTTCTTGGTCCTGTTGACACTAATGATGACATGCAAGTTGGAAAGTCATTGTTTGCTCAAGGGGAAGTAGTTTCAAATTGTGGAGCACACTTCTTATCTGCCAAAAAGAACTTTGATATTCCTCACCCAACAAAAGAAGGATGGAGACTTCGCCATACTTGCCCAGAGGGACCATCTAATGATGTTTATTTTAGAGGTAGAATCAAGAACAAAACTAAAATCTATCTCCCAGAATACTGGAAAGAACTTGTTGACCCAACTACAATCACAGTTAATTTAACGCCTGTTGGTGCTCATCAAGATGTAATTGTAAAACGAATTGGTGAAAACGTAATTTACCTCCAAGCAAATGGTGGAATGCCCATTGATTGTTTCTTCCATGTGTTTGGAACTCGTGCTGATGGAGAAAGACTTATCCCAGAATATGAAGGAGAATCTCCAGCAGATTATCCAGGGGACAATAACCAGTACTCTATTTCTGGTTATCATTATGACGTTAAGGAGAACTAATTATGGCAGCAGGACAATTTACACCAGAACCATCTGGAAAAGACTGTACGGAAAAAGCAGGTGGATGGGGAACAAAATCCACAGTATATGATTATATTTGGAAGGGAGATTTAGATCAAAGCAACTACCCAGAAGATGCATGTACGCCAAGATATCATGGTAATGCTCAAATTGATAACTTGAGAGTAAACACTGGAATAAGTGGTGCTGGTATCGTTAACATCACTGGAAACATTACTAGTACAGGAACAATTACTGGTAATGTGATCAATGCTGTTTCTTCGGTTAATGCTGTGGTCAAGACATTTAATATTCCACACCCGACACAAGAGGGAAAGAGACTTGTTCATGGATGCCTTGAAGGACCCGAAAATGGCGTTTATGTTCGTGGACACTTGAAAAATGAAAATAAAATTGAACTCCCAGAATATTGGGCAGGTCTTGTTGATCCAGAATCAATTACAGTTTCTTTAACTCAAATTGGATCAACCCAAGATTTGATTGTAGAAAAAATTGAGTGGGGAAGAACTGTTCTGATTAGATCTGGAAATGCATCAGCTATTGATTGTTACTATATGATCAATGCGACTCGCAAGGATGTTCCTCCTTTACAAGTAGAGCAGGATGCTTGACACCAGACCCATCTGGTCATATAATATGTGGGTAATCAAATGAAACCAATGCAAGACGATTATCTGTCCCGCTGTGTCGTGGATCCTGTAAAGCGTAAGTTCTATCTCTACTCCGATCAAGGAAACGAAAAAGTCGTGGACTGTGAAACGGTTGAACAATTCATGAGTGTCCTGGAGGTAGTGCGCTCTTCGTGTGATGAAGACACTCTTGCGTATGCCAATCCCCTGTGAGCAAAATTAACTTTTAATTCAAAAAAAGTCGGAAAAAAAATCCCGCCAAAAAATCACTCTATTACTTTTTTCAAATGCGCCCAGAGACCCGAAAATCAATGGAAATGCTATTTTCCGCAAAATGGAATGTTCCCAAGGCAGCAGAAAATTGTAATTTATCGTGGAAAGAGATGAAAATCACATTTAATGAATATTGTGCTTTTCATCCTCCAACCTATAAAGTAGAATAGGTTTTTATGGGCGTGTATTCCAACAGGCAGAGAAAATCGACTTAAAATCGATCCAGTGTCGGTTCGAATCCGACCACGCCTATTAGGAGTTCTTAACCAATTCCTAAATAAACAAAAGCAATTTCATTCGATGAAATATCGCATAGATACTGCTTATTGTTGGTACAATAACAAGACACAAATTGTCTTAATGTACTTTATTAATCATGTTCCTTTCACTTTTGACGAATTACCTCATACTGCGCTTTATACTCCAGAAATAGTAGAAGCAGCAAATAAAGAAAGAGAGTACAGTCCAGAAGAATTGTACAAAACATCATTTTACTTGATTGATGAACTTTGTCATCCTTTGATGTTTGATGTAGAACTGGAAAACCCAGAACTACTACCTGCAGATTAATGCCCTTGTAGCTCAGTGGTAGAGCGCGGCTTTTGTAAAGCCGATGTCGCAAGTTCAAATCTTGTCGGGGGCTTATAAAGGAGAAAAACATGAAAATTAATCTCTGGTACTGTAAAGAAATGGGTCAATGGAGATGGACTCTTACAGATAATCGTCGTCCAGTGTCTAGGATGGAATCTGGGCAGAGACCAAATTTAAGAGATGCTATGAATGATGTTGCAAATACGGTAGAATATATGTTAGATGAAAAGTGACTTTTATATTGACAAAATAGACAAAAAAGAAGCAGAAAAACTTTTATTAGAATATCACTATCTGAAAGATTTTTCCAAAACTTTCAAATCAGGATATAATTACGGATTATACAAGAAAAATGAATTTTCCCCTCTAAATATTGGAGGTATTCAGGGAGTGTGTATCTTTACAGGTTTACCAGTCCCTGAAATTGCTAAAGGTGCTTTTGGACTAGAGCGTCATGAACAACAAGGACTTTTTGAGTTATCAAGACTCTGCATTCATCCACAAACTCAACAGAGTGAGTATAATATCACTTCTTGGTTCACATCAAAAGCGATTAGACAATTGCGAAAAGATACTGAAGTCAAAGCAATCATATCTTATGCTGATAGTGACTTTCATGATGGTACAATTTATAGGGCTTGTAATTTTAGGTACTGTGGTCTATCAGAACCAAAAAAAGATTTCTATTATGCCGATGGAACCAAACATTCAAGGGGAAAAGTAAAAGGATCTGAAGGTGAATGGAGAGATAGATCTCAAAAACACAGATATGTGATGGTTTTTGATAAAAAAATGAATCTATTGTGGAAATAAAAAATATGTGCTAATATATAAGTGGTGATACTCAAACCAAACCCCTTCCGTGTGACTCAAAACCCCCTTCTGGGGGTTTTGTTGTATGCTAAATAATCCATAACGGAAACTATAAGAACTAATAAGATGGGTCTTTCCAGATTAGAGAATTTTCTCAAGAATGCGCGTGGCAATATTCTGTATGTGAGTCCGAATGACCTGGATTCTACAGATAGTGTTGAAAACCGAGGTAATAGTTTAACTCGTCCGTTTAAGACGATTCAGAGAGCACTGATTGAGGCAGCAAGATTCTCATATCAGCGTGGTCTGAATAATGATAGATTTGCTCAAACAACCATTCTCCTTTATCCTGGTGATCACGTTGTTGATAACAGACCTGGATGGATTCCTGATGGATCTGATAATTACAGATTGCGTGATGGTACGACTTCTGATGACCTTCCACCCTGGGATCTAGAAACCATCTATGACCTAGAAAATCCAGATAATGCTCTTTATAAAATGAATAGTGTCCATGGTGGAGTTATTCTCCCTCGTGGTACTTCTATTGTTGGTCTTGACTTAAGAAAGACCAAGATTCGTCCGAAATATGTTCCAAATCCAGAAAACTCAAACATCGAAAGATCTGCTCTGTTTAGAGTAACTGGTGCTTGCTATCTCTGGCAATTCACGATTCTTGATGCAGATCCAAACGGAATCTGCTATAAAGATTACACAAGAAATACATTTGTTCCTAACTTCTCACACCACAAACTTACTTGCTTTGAGTATGCTGATGGTGTTAATAATGTAAAGATCAATGATTCGTTCCAGACTTATGAAGCAGATCGCACTGATCTTGACATGTATTATGAGAAGGTAGGTCTTGTTTATGGAACTGCAAGTGGTCGTGAGATTCAACCTGATTATCCATCATCTTCTCTTGATATTCAACCAAAAATTGATGAATTCCGTATTGTTGGTTCTACAGGACAAAGTGTTGGTATTACCAGCATCAAAGCAGGTGACGGATCTATCTCATCTACTACTATTACAGTAACAACTGCTTCTTCTGTAGATGGTCTTGACGTTGATACTCCAATTAGAATTAGTGGTATTACTGCTGTTGGTTATGATGGTCAATATGTTGTTGCTGAAAAAATAAGCGGAACCCAATTTAAGTATGAAGTACAAAATGCTCCACTCTCAGCCCTTCCATCTGTAACTGGATCTACGGTTTCCTTACAATCTGATACTGTAACTTCTGCATCACCATATGTCTTCAACATCTCAATGCGTTCAGTCTTCGGACTGTGCGGTATGCTTGCTGATGGTGATAAGGCAACTGGATTCAAGTCCATGGTTGTTGCACAGTTTACGGGTATTGGTCTACAAAAAGATGATAATGCATTTGTAAAATATAATGCTACTACTGGTGTCTATGATGACAGCACAGTTCCTGGAAATGAAACTTTAAGTACAAACTCTAGATCCGTATTTAAACCAGAGTATGCAAACTTCCATATTAAGTCAACAAACAACTCATTTATCCAGTGCGTTTCTATCTTCGCAATTGGATATGCAGAGCACTTTGTTGCTGAAAATGGTGGTGATATGTCCATCACCAACTCTAACTCCAACTTTGGTGCAAGAGCACTGATTGCAAGTGGATTTAGAAAAGAAGCATTCACTCAAGATGACCAAGGATATATCACTCACATCATTCCACCAAAAGAAATTCCGATTACGGAAAATGCAATTGAATTTGATGCGATTGATATCCAAAAAACAGTTGGAGTTGCTTCAACTGGACATCTTTATCTGTACAATCAAACTAACGAAGATGTTCCACCAGAAAATGTCCTTGATGGATATAGAATTGGTGCAAGATCTTCCGAAAATCTGCATGTCTTGATTCCTTCCGGTGGAACATCAGTAGAATTTAAGTCACGAGTTGTGATGCCAAAGTCTACTGTAAGTTCAGAGAAGAAATCAACAGTAGCAAAGAGTGTAGCAGGAATCAATAGTATTACTGGAAGTACTATTACGTTAACAGAAGCACATAACTTTGAAAATGCAGAATCAGTCAGAGTCTTTAGTGATAATGGAAGATTACCTGACGGATTGGAAACTAATACAGTATATTATGTAATTACTGATGCAAATACATCATCGGGTATTACGACTAATGTTGATATCCAACTTGCTAAAACCGAAACTGATGCAAAGAATGCATCAGAACTGACTATTAACAACCTTGGTGGAACATTATCAGTCGTAAGTAGAGTTTCTGATAAGAACTCTGGTGATATTGGACACCCAATTCAGTACAACTCTACCGAAGGGCAGTGGTACATTAACGTATCCACCGCAACGACAGAGAATCAACTCTATGCGGATGTTGCAGTAGGTCTCGGAACAACAGCACTTGGTACAGCATCACCAAGATCTTTCATCAAGAGAAAAACTGATGCAAGAAATGCAGTTGATACAACATACAGATTTAGATATGTTATTCCTGCTTCCATTGGTGGTGCAGTTGCACGTCCTCCAAGTGATGCATTCATTCTGCAAGAATCAAATACTTCAATTGGTTCAACCAGTTCAGAGATTGAACTGTACTTTGGATCTGGATCTTTAAGTCACATCAATCAAGTAAGAAACTTTAGATTCATTGCAGATGCTAACTGGTCTTCTAATACAGGTAACATCTTAACAGAACTTCCTCATGATCTCACAGTTGGTTCTCAAGTTGAAATTATCAATGTAAAGAGTTCCAATAATGCGACTGGTGTAGCAAATACTGGATTCAACGGAACTCATACTGTTACTGGAATCAGTAGCGCAAAAGAGTTTAGAATTGGAATCAACACTGACCCTGGATCTTTCCAAAGTGATACAACTACCAGAGACACCAATCTTCCATACTTTAAGAGAAAGAGATACAATACAAACTTTGTTATTCAAGGTAGTCAAGAGATTCAACCATTTGTAAGTGGTCAGCAAGATGGTATTTACTACTTTACTGTTGTTAATGCTTCTAACAAACCAGATGTTTCACCTTTCAACACTCAAGAATATACACAGTCTGTTATAAACCTCTATCCACAGAGAGATAAGGATACTCCAGTTTCTGACCCAGATTCATCAATCTCATTTGCTCGTTCCACACCAATCGGTGAAGTTATTGTTGATGATGTTAAGAAGAGTATTACAAGAGAAACGATTGACAAGTTTGTTTCTGACACTGACATTGGTATTGGACTGACTAATATTGTAACGGGAGCTGGAGGAACAGTTCACACAATTCACACTGAAATTGATCATGGATTAAATGGAGTAACAAGAGTTAGTATTGCAAGTAGTGGAACAAACTATGGTGCTGGTGCAAATGCAACATATTACAATGCAAGACTTGTATCAATCGGATCTTCAACAACTGGTAAGCACGCAACAGCAAAAGTAAATGTTGATGCTACTGGTGGAATTACTGCTGTCCAGATTATGGATGGTGGTAGTGCATATGGTATCGGCAACACAATGGAAGTTGTTGGCATTGCAACTACAGGAGCAACTCATACTCCTGCTGTTGTTACCGTTGCTGCGGTTTCCAATAATGTTGGTGATGTAATTAGAATCACTGGTGTTACCTCCGAAACCTACAAACCATATAATACTCTCTACAGAATTACTGATATTCCTGTTGGTTCTGCGAAGAGTTTCACTGCTCAATCAGATCCAGCAATTACCGATGTTACAACAAGTGGAATTGGAACTGATGTACTGTTAAGTGCTTCTGCATACTTCACTGGACAAGAACTCAAGATCAGTTCTTTCACCTTTGATCCAACTTCTGGTATTGCAACGGTCACAACGAATAGTGCACACGGTTTAAGAGTTAATAACAAAGTCAAAATCTTAACTGGCATTTCAACCGCAACAGCATTTAATGGTGACTTTGTTATTAAACAAAATATAGATCTCACATCATTCACAATTAATGTTGGTGCTTCAGCAACAACTACAACTGTTGCTGCTGGATCTTCCATGTTTGCATTGCGTGGTGGTATTCAGTCAAATGATGGTATTCCTACTTTAGAGAATGAGCAACTGAATGGTAGAATGGTTCCACAATATGCTGGAATCACAACCACATTGGCATCTGGTATTTCTGATGCAACTGCTACCACGATCTCTCTGACAAATGTTGCAAATCTTGGATTAAGAATTGGTGATTATCTCACCATTGATGATGAGATTGTTAGAATCAAGACTGCTCCTGCAAACCCAGCAACAAACCCAATTACAGTCTTCCGTGCTGTTCTTGGAACAAGAGCAACAACACATGATAATGGATCAGTCGTTCGTAGAATCAAACCATTCCCAATAGAATTAAGAAGACACTCTATTAACAGAGCATCTGGTCACACCTTTGAGTATGTTGGTTTTGGTCCTGGTAACTACTCAACTGCACTACCTGACAGACAAGACCGTAGTAGAACGACAGCTGAAGAACTACTTTCACAATCGACGAAACTGGCTGGTGGTGTTAACTTCTTCACTGGTATGAATGACAAGGGTATTTCATACTCTGGTAACAAGAAGTTAAGTAGTGTCACAGGTCAAGAAGAAATCTTTGATAGTCCAATTAGAACGATAACTGGTGAGGACATCTCAAAGCAGAAGTCAATCAACCTGGTCAATGCAACTGATGCTGTTGTTACAAATACTCTTCGTGTTGATGGTGGTGATGAAGGTAAAGCAGCATCAGAATTCACTGGTCCTGTAATCTTCACCAACAAGATTACATCAACTTCCGAAAGAGGTGTTGAAGTTAATTCTCTGTTCTTACAAGGAGAATCAACAGTTTCCCGTAAGCACACCGTAGGAATTGCAACTCCAACTGATGCAGGAACTCCTGGTGATGTTGTTTACTATGAAAATCCAGAGCAAGGTAAGTATGTTGGTTGGGTTTATACCGTCAATAAGGACTGGAGAAGATTTGGTAATGTAAGTCTTTCCAAGATCTCTGACGTTTACATATTTGATCAAGTTGGAATCGCATCAACAAGTCTTGGAACTTCAGCACTTCGTGTTGGAGCAGGATCTAGTCTCTTTGCTGTTGATAGTGACGGTGTTGGCATTGCAACCACTGCAAATAGCAAGGCACTTCGTGTAATTGGTGACACCGATCAAACTGGTAATGTCAATATTACTGGAATTGTCACCGCTGCAGCATTCCATGGTGATGGAAATAACTTAACTAACCTGAACGCAACAGCAACAGGTTGGGGTCAGGTTGAAGCAGGTCTTGGAACTGGTCTTTACAACTCTGCACTCACAAATGTTGGTGTTGGTACAACAGTTCCGAAGTATAACTTACACCTTGGACATCCTGGACTTGGTAGAACTGCCCTTTGGGTCGAAAGCAATTCTGAATTTAGAGCAGGTGTTGCTGCTTCTGACATCTCTGTCAGTGGAATCATTACTGCTGCTAACTTCAGATTAAACAATAGCAGTTTGGGTCAAGTAAATGCTGGTATCGTCACAACAGGAACTCTGGTTGTTGGAACTGCGGTTTCTACTTCTGGTTCTAATGTTGGATTCGGAACCGCAACACCAAGAGCAAAAGTTGACATTGAAGGAAGACTCCGCCTGAAGAGTTACCATGAAGCAGTACAAGCAGTTACCAGTTCTTCTGGTAACGTAACGCTTGACTTGTCAGTGGCACAAAACTTCACTATCACAACATCTGAAGCAATCACTCAATTTACGATTACTAATACTCCGAGTGATGTAACAACATTCACTGTTAAGATCCTTCAAGGAAGTACCGCATTCTCTGTCGGTATAGATACATTTAAGAACTCTGGTGGTTCTACCATTCCTGTCCAATGGCCGGGTGGTGTTCTCCCAGTGGTTACTCAAGTAGCAGATAAGACTGACATTTATTCATTCAAGTCATTTGATAGTTGTGCTACTCTATATGGTATTGTAGGAGGTCAGAACTTCTCATGAGTCTAAATCAGAGTTGGGATGAAACACCCACTAGGTTATATCTAAATGGACCAACACTTTCAGTAACGTCTGACCCCTCTAGTTTCACTGTAAATCATGAGGGGAGTGGTTCTTTTGTTGGAGTTGTAACTGCTACTTTTCCTTCAGAAATAACAGATGCAGTCAGTGATGGAACTATTACTTTTCAGTGGTATAGAAAATTAGAGGGAGAGTCTTCTTTTACTGCTCTTGGTGCAGGTTCTACTTTCTATTCTGGTCAGACTTCTACTACCTTAAGTATAAGTCATGCATTAAGTCCAAATCAACACAATAGTGAATATTATGTTGAAGCACAATATACTCCGTCTGCATATGGTTCTGTTGGATCAGCAAGATCAACAGGAAATGCAATTAATGAACCAATTACATCAGGTATAGCAACTCTCTCTATTAATCCTGGACTGACAATCGTAACTCAACCGGCAGATTCTACTGCTGTATTGAACTCCAACACAACATTTAGAGTTGTTCCTTTCTTAACAGATACAACCCAAGGTGCAGTTTCTTATCAATGGTACTTGAATGGAAATCCCATCACAACATCAACTGTACAGACAATAACTACTGTCAGTACAATAACAAACAAGTATACAAACAGTAGCACCACCAATGGATTACTTCAAGTTGTCATACCTGATGATGCGACTGATGTTCAGATAGAAATTTGTGGCGGAAGTGGTCATCGAGGTGGAAATGATTTAAATGGAACTGGTGGTGGATCTGGATATGGTAGAAGAGCAACATTCTCACTTCCTGATGGGGGAAGAACACTAGACCTTTATATTGGAACAAAAGCATCTGGACAAACAAGAGGTGGAAACTCCACTTCATATGATATTGTTAAAGGTGGTAATGGTAGTAATGGAAGTCCTGGTGCAGGTGGAGGAAGTGGATCTGCCACTCTAGTTTATGATAATAGTGTCAGCGATTATATCCTTGTTGCTGGAGCAGGTGGAGGAGGAGGGGGAGGATCCCTCAATGATAGTGGATTGCCTGGCACCGATGCTGGAGCATTTTCTGCCGTTTCTTCTTTTGGAACTATTACTACGATTGGAAATTCTGGTCCAAGCAACACTGGAAATGGTGGAGGAGCAGGAGCAGGTGGAGGAGGAAAAGATCCTGGTGCTGCTGGAAGCAATGGTGTAGACGTACCACCACCCCCACCACCTCCACCACCACCGCCTCCGCCGCCGCCTCCTCCGCCTCCGCCACCACCACCGCCTCCGCCGCCGCCGAAGATCATTTGTAAAAAACTTGCGGAACTGGGTTATTTTGATAAGGAAATGAATGATGCAGACCAAAAGTTTGCAGTCTTCTTAAGAAATGATGATCATAGAGCATACTATGGTTATATGACCTGGGCTCAAACCGTGGTTGATTTGATGGATGGCAAGGGATCTAAAAACGTCCGTAAGATTGCTTTCTTCTGGGAAAGGAATGAGCAACGTAGAGTTGAGATTCAGAAGAGAATTGTCTCCTACTATATGAATAAACTTGCAAGACCATGGGCAGAGGAGATGGCATTCCGTATGAATGCTAAAGGATATGAGAAATCAAATCCTGCTGGCAAATTGATGATGGATATTGGATTGCCATTGTGCAGAAAAATTGCTAAAGTTCAAAGCAATAAGAAAATGCACATATTCCCCAAAGTTCTGTTGATCTGGGGAACTACTTCGGTTCTTTTGGTTGCAGTTTCAGCAGTATCCACAAGTTCAATGATTTACAATCGTTTTAGGAAAGGTTAATCAATGGAAAATGGTTTAAGCACTTTTGACAATTGCGTTCTTTATAATGCTATTGTAAAGGATGGAGATCCATATGACAGAAGTGAAATCGAATATTTGATTAACTTTTCCGAAAAAGGATTGCAATCAGCAGTTGAAAATTATTATTATCGTTCGGAAAAAATTATTAAAAGAATGAGAGAACTTGATACTGATGATGATGCTACTTGGATTGATATAGATAAAGTATATGTCAATCCAATTTTTGAGATATTGAAAAGTGGGGATTATGCGAAAGCATACACACAGACTATAAAGATGTTAGAGGGTTTGGAAACACAGTACGGAGTAATTTAAGATGGCAAAGGCAACAGGAGGAGGTGGCGGTGGAAGTAAATATCGTTCTACTACCACTGGTGGATCAATTACAAAACTCGCAGAGAGTGTAGATGGTGTTGATCCATTTGTACAAATTTCATATAAATCTGCCTCTGGTGGAGGTTCTCAAACTATTACGGAAACCACCACTCTTTCTGGTGCCACAACAGATACTCTGACAATTAAATGTGATAGTGTAAAATCACAACAAGTTTATTGTGTTGTAAGTGGTGCAAGTATTCCATCCACTCCAACTACAGTTACATCAAGCACTGCTAATTTTTATTCAATCAGTCAAAGTAACTTGCAAGTTTCATCACTTACACTTGAGACTGTTGAGGATCTAAACTCTAGTACATTTACATCATCAACTCAAAATCTTTTCCAAAACTCTTTAACATTATCTCCAACTGCTGGACAATCTTTGTATACATGGGTTGTTTACTCTACGGAGGATGTTCCTGTTACAGTTACACTTGAAGGTGCTGGTGGAAAAGGAACCAACGGATATCAAGGTGGTGCAGGTGGTAGAACAGTTTTCGATTATACCTTAAAGGCAAATACTGAATATGTTTTCAAGTTAGGAAGAACAGAAGGTATTGCACAATCAACTGGTGGTGGTGGACCTGCTGCATATTTCTATGAGAAGGGTAAGTTATTAGTTGTCTCTGGTGGCGGTGGTGCATCTGGCACTGGTGCAAATGGTGGAGACGGAGGTGGAGCAGGAACTCCAGGAAAACCAGGAACTGCAGGAGCAGGTTCTGGAGCAGGAACTGGTGGTCAAGGTGTATTAACTGGTCAACTTGGTTCTAATGGAATCCTTCCATCTGGTGTCAATGGTGGTAAAGCAGAATCTTGTACTACTGGATATTATTGGCCAACTCAAGGGTATTCACCTTGCCAAGATATTGGACAGGTAAAGTTCAGAGATGCAAATGGAAATCAGGTTACCAATTCTACTGCATCAATAACCAGAGGATACAAAGCAGACAGAGAATATACAACAGGTAATCACGGATACCGTTTTAATGGTGGTAACAGTTCTACAAGCACTGGTGGTGGTGGATCTGGTGCATATGGTGGTAATGCATCCTCCAATGGAGTTGGTGGCGGCGGCGGTGGATCGGGGTATTCTGATGGTAGTGTAACTGTTACTTCTAGTGGAATTACATCAAAGTCTCCATCAGGAACAACTCCAATTCCTGCCCGTGCCATTATAACTTTACGGACGTAAAAATCTACTAAATAGTAGAAAATAGGGGGAGAGTGAACCCAGATGGCGATTAATAAGAATTTTGTAGTAAAGAATGGTTTAGAAGTAAATACTAACCTTCTTGTTGCTGATTCTGACAATACTAGGGTTGGTGTAGCAACTACGAGCCCAGACTATCTATTACATGTTAATGGTGGTATTGGTGCTACCAACCTTACAGTAACTGGGTTATCAACGTTTAGTGGAATATCAACATTCCAAGATGGAGTGTTTATTGGTGGAATTTCAACTCACATTGGTGTGGGTACTTTCCAAAATGATGTTTTTATTGAGGGACAATTATTTAATTCCGACACAACAGAAAATACTTTAGGTGATGTTGACAGTGGTTCTGTTCAACTTGATGGTGGACTTGGTGTTGCTAAAAATACTACTATTGGGGCAGGATTATCTGTTCTTGGTGGACTGAACGTTGCAGGTTTAAGCACTTTTGTTGGTATCGTTACTACTTCCAGTGACCTTTTTGTTGGCGGAGACTTATTCATTAAAGATGACTTGGTATTGGATACCAACCTCAATATTCTTGGTATTGCCACCATTGGTAGGTTACATGTTACTGGTATAGGAACCATTGATGGTGATGCTCGCGTTGGCGGTGCATTAACAGTAACCAGTTCAGTAGATTTTAATGACGACCTTGATGTTGATGGTAGAACTGAACTTGATGTCACTAATATCTCCGAGACACTTAATGTAACTGGTATCTCAACGTTTGCTTCTGCAGTTGACATCAATGATGACCTAGATGT